AATTAAGTACATTCAAGAGAAAGGAGAATGGTCAAATAGTTCTGGCACATTCAACAAATTTCAAGTAACATTCGATGACGGTCAAAGCTATCAATTTTTAGGTAAGTCTACTAAATTTCGAAAGAATATAGGAGATTTAATAGAATATGAGGTTACCAATCAACAATACGGAACTGCTCGATTAATAACCACACAACCACAAGCTGCACCTAATAAAGATGTAACAATATCTAAATTAGCGTGTTTAAAAGCTGCTGCTGAATTTAACGCTACTAGACCTCAATCAGACAGAGTTAGTGTCGTAGAAGATGCTAAACACTTCTATAATTGGATAATAAGTTAAGTTATGATAGTAAACGAAACATTTGAAAGCTATAGAGAAGAAGCTAATAGGATACACGATGCTATGAGATTATTAGTAAAGTATAGATATAAAATTATAGATTTAGAAAATCAACTAATAGATCATACAAATATAGATAGACCTATAGAAAGAGTTAGCTATAGCAGAGTAGCAAAACATAAACGAGTATATTTAAATAAATAAAAATGAATAAAATGTCAGTAATAGGAAAAATAAAAAGAATAACAGAAGTAGAAGAAAGAGGAACTTTTAGATTTAGAAAACTAATAGTAGAAACACAAGAATCAGAAGCTAAATACAATCAAACAATATGTGTGGATTTTGTGCAGAATAATTGTGGATTGTTAGATGCTTGGAAAGTAGGAGACTATGTACAAGTATTATTTAACTTAAGAGGTAGAGAGTGGACTAACCCTAAAGGCGAAATCTTATACTTCACAACACTAAACGGATGGAAAGTAGAAAACTACAAGGAGGAAGTCTCCACAAAAGACCAAGCTCCAGACAGAGAAGATGATTTACCATTTTAATTATATGGGGGTTTAGCGACCCCCTTTTTTTATGCTTATAAACTATTCAGAACATATAAATAAACTAAACGACTTTAGACAAGGTAAAACTCGTGAAGCCTTAAAGCTAGGACATAAAGAGATAGATTCATCCTTTAGATTTGTAGCAGGTAATATGAATTTTATCTTAGGTCATAACAACGTAGGCAAGACACACTTTACGTTTTATCTTATGTTGCTTTACTCACTTAAACACAAAATTAAATGGTTAGTATTTTCAAGTGAGAATGATCCTGTACAACTTATAAAAAAACTTATAGAATTTATAGAGGGTAAACCAATAAACAAAGTAGAAGAAGCAGACTACGAACAATCAAAAGACTTTGTATATAATCACTTTAAGTTTGTAGACATCAACAGACAATACACTTATAAACAACTTTTAGACCTTGCAGAAAAACTTAAAGAGGCTTGGGACTATGATGGCTTACTTATTGATCCTATAAATTCACTAAAGAAAGAACTCAAAGACACAAACGGTTACGAGTATAACTACGTACAACTGACCGACATACGAATCTTTTGTAAGAAATATAACATTTCTACTTGGATATGCGCACACGCAGTAACTGAAGCATTGAGAAGAAAACATTCAGCTAATCACGAATACGGTGGTATGACACCTCCTCCAACAATAGGAGATAGTGAGGGTGGAGCTGTAAACGGTAACAGATGTGATGACTTTCTTATTTGCCATAGATACATAGCAAGTCCAGATGCTTGGATGTACACAAGACTTTATGTAGCTAAGGTAAAAGAAATGAGTTTAGGTTATAAACCAACAAGCCACGAAAGTCCTATATTATTTAAGTCAATACTTAATAACGTAGGGTTTCAAGTAGGAGGAAAGAATTTAATAAAGTATAGAACTAAGAAACAACTAACCATTGACAACACTAGAAAAGATAGCGCAAAAGCATAAAGATTGGTTACGCATAGTCAAGAGCTTTGGATGCAAAAATGAATATTGTGAAGATATCGTGCAGCAGATGTATTTAAAATGCCACACTCTTATTAGTAATGGTACAGACATAAGTTACGGAGATGAAATAAACCACTTTTATATATATAGAATCCTAAGAAGTTTGTTTATTGATTTATGCCGCAAAGAAGCGAAGATCACAAAAGTAAACGTAGAATACTTAGAGAAGTTTGTAGAGGAAGAAGAAATAAAAGAATACAAAGACATAGAGGGTAAGATGAAACAATTAGACAGCTTGTTAGATAAAGTCTATTGGTATGATGCTAAAGTATTTAGACTCCTCACAGAAGAAAAGATGTCAATAGCTGAACTGTCAAAGAAAACAGGTATCAGTTATTATTCGTTATACAATACATACAAGAACGTAAAATCATTAATTAAAACAGAAATACAATGGGATTAGGAGATCTAATAGAAAAAATTACAACCTACACAGGAATAAAATTTCTTGTAAAAAAGATATGGGGAGATAAGTGTGGTTGCGACAAGCGAAAAGATAAAGCAAACAAAGTAAAGTTATGGTAGAGGAAGATTTAGAAAGATGGTTAGAGTTCACTAACCGACCTAAACAACACGAGTTAAACAAAAGTCAAATAGAGTTAGTGGCAGAGCTACACGCTAAATACTACAAACATAAGTACGATGAGCCTTGTACTTGTAATGGAAGTATCTACAGAAGATGGATAGCAGACCTTAACAAACTCGTATGAATATAAACAAGGTACACAAATTAGAACAAGCTGTAGTAGCTCTACTTAATTTAGATGGGTGGAACTTAGAGCATTGTGGTAATGGCTATGAGCATTTTGATTGTATAGGCACTACTCCTAAAGGTGTACAATGTGTTATAGAGATGAAGTTTCGTAAAAAGTATTACGAGGAAAAAATGATAGAAAAGTATAAGTATGATAAACTTTTAGAAGAAGATGCTATTGCGCTTTATTTTGTGGCTGATCCTAAAGGTAATTATCTTTATTGGTTGAATGACTTACCCAAACCTAAACTTGTAGAGCTGTATTGTCCAGACACTACTTTATGGACTAAGAAGCGAAGTAACAAAGAATGTTATCTACTTAAAGAAACAGAGGCTCACAAGATACATTTAAATAAATTTTAATTAACATTTGTTATTATCGTTATTATTTGTATATTAGCTAAAAACTAATAATTATGAATATAAATCAAGCAGGAGAGTTTGGAAAGATTAAAGGTAATCTACAATACTTAATTAGACATTGTAAGGATGAGTTTAAAAAAGAAACTCTACAAGAAACTAAAACAATATTAGAAAACTTATATAAAGAATTAAGCAAATGAAAAACACACTAAAACTTATAGGACAATTTATTTTTGTTGCATCAGTATTCACTCTACTATGGGTATCACTTTGGATATTTGCATAGATGAAAAAGATAGACAACCTTAAAGACTTAGAAATCTGGTCAGATCTAAACTTCTTGACATCTATTGTCTCCTCCCAATTAGATAAAAGAAAATCAGAGAACTTAGAGAAGATGTCAGAATCTTTAATTAGGGTTGTCTTTTACTTTCAAGAGTATTCTAACAACATACGATTATATAAAGAAGCTCTAAAAGACTATAGACTTGCAAGAAACAGAGCTATAGAGAGAGCAAGAAAAGCAGAAAAAGAAAATGAAAAACTACGAAAACAAAATGAAAGCCTTAGCCTTTAGTTACTTAGGCTTATTAATTACTTTACTATGGATGATATTCAACTCTTAAATGGAGAACGATTTAGACACGATGAGATATTAGAACTTATGAAAGATGATGAGTTCTACTATGGTTACTTAGGAAAAGCAGCTTTAAGCTCCTCATCAATTAAACTACTCTTAGATAGTCCTAAAAAATACAAATACGTTACAGAATACGGATCACAAGAATCAAATGCTTTAGATGCAGGTTGGTTATTTCATACAGCAATACTTGAGCCAGACGTATTTGAGAAACAAATATATGTAGATGTACAATCTAAAAATTCTAAAGCATATAAGTTAGCTAAAGAAGAACACGGAAAGGTCTACACTATAAAACAAAAAAGAGATGCAGAAAGATTAGCTGATGCCTTTCTAAGAAACGAACACGCTTTACAACTAATAACAAACTGTGAGTTTGAAGTTCCTGCAATAGGTATGATACAAGGTTATCCTTTTAGAGGTAAGGCAGATGTGTTAGATTCTTATAGAGTTGTAGATCTTAAAACAACAAGCGATTTAAAAGCATTTCCTTACGCTTCAAGAAAATACGGATATGATGTACAAGTATATATCTATTCAGAACTATTTAATAAACCATACGAAGAATTTAAATTTATAGCTATAGACAAAGGAAGCTTGGACATAGGTATCTATGATTGTAGCCAAGAGTTTTACAATTCAGGAAAGGAGAAAGTAACCAAAGCATTGGAAACATTTGAAACATTTTTTATTAACGGAGCAGACTTAGATAGTTACTGCATAAAAGGTACTTTATGAAAGAGGCAAATAAAATAGCAAAACATATTATAGACATATCAGGAATAGATGTATTTGATAACAGTAGGAAACGAGAATATATAGAGATGAGGTCTTTACTTACATTTATGTTGAGGCATCATTGTAATATGACCTACGCAGATATAAGAGACTTTTACGAATCTAAAGGAAAGAGTTATGATCACTCTACAGCTATACACAGCTTGAAAGCATTTGAAACACATAGAAGATACAATCCTAAAATAGATAAGTATTTTGATATAGTCTTACTTAGAATAAGAAACAAATCAAAATTAAGAAGAGCATTGATAAACCACATAATAGACTATACCAAAGAAAAAGATTTAAAAAAGCTCCTTAGAATAGTAGATACATTACCTTTAAATGATATAGATGGAAAAAAACAAAGAAAAGAGAAAGCAGATACCACTTTATAGTGGCTTAATAAAATACTTTCCTGATGCACTATGCGAAGTAGCAAGAGTAAGCTACATAGGAAGTAAACAACATCACCCAGACAAAGAAATACATTGGGATAGAGAAAAGAGTAGCGATGATCTTGATGCACTTATGCGACACCTAATGGAAAATGGAATGCACGATATAGATGGAGTAAGACACTCAGCAAAAATAGCTTGGAGAGCCTTAGCACACTTACAAAAAGAAATAGAGGGAGACAGAGGCGAGGAGTGGTACATAGACCAATACAATCGCAACAGACTACCACACGACCAAATAATATCAGGTACAGAATGATATACAACCAAAACTGTATGGAAGCTATGAAAGAGATGTCAGACAATCAGTTTGACTTAGCTATTGTTGATCCTCCTTATGGAATAGCTGATAACCCCTCAAGACACAAAGGTAGTGGTAAATTAAAAAATAGGTTTTTAAACAAAAATGCTGATAAATTTGCTGAATGGGATAAAGCACCAAATCAATTATATTTTGATGAATTGTTTAGAGTTAGTAAAAACCAAATTATATGGGGTGGTAATTATTTTTTATTACCTGCTACAAGAGGTTTTGTAATATGGGATAAACAACAACCTTTTCCTAATTTTAGCGCTTGTGAGTATGCTTATTTAAGTTTTCAAGTTCCATCAAAAATATATGTACAAGCAGTTACAAGAACAAAAGAAAAAAAAATACATCCAACACAAAAGCCTGTTAAACTTTATGAATGGTTGTTAATGAATTACGCTAAAGAGGGAGATACAATACTTGATACTCATTTAGGTAGTGGCTCAATAGCTATAGCTTGTCATAACTTAGGCTTTGAGCTAACAGGATACGAAATAGACAAAGAATACTTTGAGGCAGCAAACAAACGAATAGAACAACATAAACAACAAAGCAGACTATGGTAAACAAAAAATACACTACAATACAAAGAATAAAAAGATTAGAGAATATAGTAAGCCAAATCTATATGAGTGTTGAGGTAATTAAAAAACAATTAGAAAAAAATGAGAAACAATCTTGAAACAGACATAGAGCTAATAACATTAGTTCATAAAAAAGCAAAAGAATATGGATGTACTTTTAAACAAGTATTGTGGGATATACAATATGACTATAGCGAGTTTCATTGTCGTAATTGTTGCCAACAGTTAAGCGAATTTGGAAAAGCATCATACGAACTTTCGGAGTTATGTTTAAAGTGTACAAGAGCTAAAGACAAAGGCAAAGAGATGTTGATAGATGATGGATATACTTGGGATATAAAAGATTGTAAAGTTTTAAATAAAAAGTAAATTTTTTTCGTTATATAATTGATTAATCAATCTTTTTCAATTATGGATAAACGTAAACTTAATGGTGGTAAGAGAGAGGGTGCAGGTAGAAAACCTAAGACAGAAGAAGTAAAACTAATAGAGAAACTTACACCACTTGAGCCTTTAGCATTTGAAGCTCTTAAAAAGGGTTTAGAAAAAGGAGACTTTAAATATGTACAACTCTACTACAACTATGTAGCAGGTAAACCAAAAGAAACAAAGGACATACACATAAACGAAGATGTACCTTTATTTATTGATTAATGCAAGTAACAAAAACCTCAGCACTACTTAAACTTAGAGAACTTGAGAAACGAGTTCGTATAATTAGAGGAGGATCATCAGCAGGTAAGACCATAGCAATTATAGCAATCCTTATAGACTATGCAATACGAAACAAAGGAAAAGAAATAAGCATAGTATCTGAATCTATACCACATTTGCGTAGAGGTGCTTTAAAAGACTTCTTAAACATACTTAAAGGACTTAATAGATATGATGATAGAAAGTTCAACAAAAGTACCTTAAAATACGAATTTAGTAATAGTAGTTATATAGAGTTCTTTAGTACAGATCAGCCAGACAAACTAAGAGGAGCAAGAAGAACAGACTTATTTATAAACGAGTGTAACAATGTTAGCTTTGATTCCTACCAACAGTTAGCAGTTAGAACATCAGGCAATATATGGCTTGACTACAATCCTGCTAATTTGTTTTGGGTAGACAAAGAACTAATTGGACAGCAAGATGCGAACTTCATAACACTTACCTACAAAGACAACGATAGTTTACCTGAATCTATAGTCAAAGAAATAGAGAAAGCAAGAGAGAAAGGTAAGACCTCAACATATTGGGCTAATTGGTGGAAAGTGTACGGACTAGGACAGATAGGTAGTTTAGAGGGTGTATGTATTCCTGATTGGAAACCTATAGACCAAATACCACAAGAAGCAAGATTACTTTGCTCTGGTTTAGACTTTGGTTATTCTGTAGATCCCTCAACTATTATAAGACTATACAAATGGAATCACGCTTATATATTTGATGAGGTACTTTATAGAAAGGGTATGTTAAATAGAGACCTTAGCTATTTTATTAAGACTAACGAAATACGAGAACACATATACGCTGATAGTGCAGAGCCTAAGTCAATCCAGGAGTTAAGAAACTATGGACACAAAGTATTTCCTGTAACAAAGGGTAGAGATTCTATAGTCTACGGAATCAACCTAATCAACCAAAACGAAATCTACATAACAAGTCATTCTAAGAATCTAATTAGGGAGCTGCAGGGATATGTATGGGATAAAGACAAAGAGGGTAACAATCTACAAAAACCTACAGGTACACACCCTGATTGTATAGATGCAGCACGATACGCTTTAATGATGCAACTCAAGAATCCTAATAGAGGACAATACGCAATTAGATAGTTTCTAAAACTTTTATTTTTTACGTTATATATATATGAAAGTAGAGGTTTATATTCCAGACACTTTAAGTGAGATTACTTTAGGTCAATATCAAAAGTATCTAAAGATACAATCTGAAAACGAAGATGAGAACTTCTTAGCTATTAAAATGATAGAAATATTTTGTGGACTAAGAGGCGATACAATAATGGCTATGAAAGCTAAAAGCATTAGAGATATAACATCTATACTTACAAATATGTTTAATGAAAAACCACAGCTCGTAAGAGAGTTTAAGATAGGAAAAGTAAATTATGGCTTTATACCTAAGTTAGAAGATATGAGCTTTGGTGAGTATATAGATCTTGACACATACATAGGAGATATGGACAATCTACATAGAGCTATGAATGTTTTATATAGACCTATTAAACAAAAGTACGAGGAAAAGTATTTAATAGAAGATTACACAGGAGATGATCCTGATATAATGAAGTCAATGCCAATGGATGCTGTATTAAGTTCCATACTTTTTTTTTATCATTTAGGGATGGACTTGTCTCAAGCTATGATGAGTTATTTGGAAGAGGAGGAGATAGCCTTAGTGCAACAGCAAATTTTGGAAAAAAATGGGGATGGTATCAATCGCTTTTCGGACTCTCTCAGGGAGATATTACACGATTTGAAGATATCACTAAACTAAACATACATACCTGCCTATATGCTTTGAGTTATATGAAAGAAAAAGCAGAGGTAGAATCAAAACAAATGAAAAGTAAATTTAATCAATGAATCAAGGAGTAAGAGGCTATTACCAAATCACAGACACTATTAAGACTAATCTCTTAGCAGATGAGAATGTCAATACTGTAACAACAGGCGACATATTTGACATAGACTTATCTAAGCAAACAATCTTTCCTTTAAGTCATATAATAGTAAACAACGTAACTATCCAAGAACAAGTCCTCAACTTTAACATTACAGTAATGTCTATGGATATTGTAGATCAATCAAAAGATGAAACCACAGACATTTTTAGAGGCAACAACAACGAGCAAGATATTATAAACACACAATTAGCTGTAGCAAACAAATTAGTAGGTCTACTTAGTAAAGGCACACTATACCAAAACAAATACCAACTAGATGGAGATGCTTCTTGTGAGTTTTTTTATGAAAGGTTTGAGAATCAAATGGCAGGTGTAGCTTGTACGTTTAATGTATTAATCGCAAATGATATAAATGTATGCAGCTAAAAGAAGTAAAAGAGGAGTTAAATAAGTTTGGTCAGTTTGTTATACAACAAGCAAGGTCAAGACTTACAAAAGGAATTAAAAGAGGAAATAAAAGGTTTTCTCAAAATGACACAAAGAAACTATACAACAGTTTAGAGTACAAACCTTTTAACAGAGGAGGCTCTATAGGTGTAGAGTTTTATATGGAACAATACGGTAAGTTTCAAGATCAAGGTGTTAAAGGTACAAAGTCTAATTATGTAGAAAATAAAAATTCTCCTTTTTCTTATAGGTCTAATATGCCTAACCCTGAAATATTTGAGGGTTATATAAAGAGAAAAGGTATCAAAGGAAGAGATAAGAAAACAGGAAGATTTATAACAAACAAGAGTTTGCAATATTTAATAGCAAGAAGCGTATTTAACAAAGGTATAAGAGCAAGTATGTTTTTTACTAAGCCTTTTAATCAAGCATACGAAAAGCTACCACCAAAGCTACAAGAAAGTTTTGTAAAAGATATAGAAAAAATAATATTTGAATAATGGCTAATATACTACTAAGAAGTCCGTATTTTGTTACTGTTACTACAGCAGGTCATTTATCAGCACAAATGGCATTAACTATAGATGGCACACTTCGTTATACGATACTTAAAAACGCTACAAGCAATAGAACAGTATTTGAAATAGCCACATTAGCTAAAGACTATTATACTGCTAATTATGGTGGTAGTACAGGTGGCACAATAGACACAGTAGCTATATCTTATGTTATAACAACCTTTACAGCAGTAGATGGTGGTGGTACAAGTACAGCTCAAAGTGCAGTAACACATACAGGTTATTATGGATATTCAGAGTTTTGGGATGGTGTGAATCAAGACTTTGACCCAGATGATTTTGAACTAACTAACACAGGTAATTCACAAATCATTTACTTACCAGACAATACAGCAGGGTTTGCTTGGGATATGAACGGAGGAACAGCAACCAAAGCAACAATAAGCACCTCAGCAACAAGCGTAGCTGCAACATCAGGAAACTACACTTGGACAATACAAAGAGTATGTAGTGCTAAATATAGTCCTATACAAATGAGATTTATAAATAAGAATGGCATACCACAAGATCAGTATTTCTTTTTAAAGTCTGTAGAAAACGTAAGCACACGAAGCGAAACATTTAAACGTAACATATTTACTTATTCTTCATCTAACTACGATACTAAATCACATCAAACAAAAACATTTAATAAAACAGGTAAAAAGCGTTTTACACTAAACACCGATTACTTAGCAGAGGCTTACAATGCAGTAATAGAAGATATTATGTTAAGTGAGTATGTGTGGATATTTGTAGGTAGTGTTATACACCCTGTAACAGTAGTAACAAGCTCTTTAATAAAAAAGACATCATTAAACGATAAGTTAATTCAATACACAATAGAGGTGGAGGATGCTAACGATATTATCAATAACATAGTATGAGGCGTGAAGTACAACTATATATACAAGATACTAGAGTTGATTTATTCCAAGATGAGACAATTAGTATCACAGATTCAATACAAAATGTTTCAGATATAAGTGTAGTCTTTACACCTTTTTCTAAACAGTTTAACTTACCTGCTTCACAAGTAAACAACAAACTATTTAAGCACTACTATAACTTTGACATACAAGATGGTTTTGATGCTAGGTTTACAGTAGATGCAAGAATAGAAATAAACCACGTTCCCTTTAAATCAGGTAAACTAAGATTAAATGGTGTAAGTATGAAAGACAATCTACCACACACTTATAAGGTAGTGTTTTTTGGAGAGCCTAATAGTCTTAAAGAATTATTTGCAGATGAGGACTTAAATGTTTTAAACCCTTTATCTACTTACGATATAAGTTATTCTAATAGTGATTTTTTACAAGCATTCAAAGTAGGGTTACAAAGTACAAGCGTAGATGCTACAAATACAGCTAATAGAAATGTTGTAGTACCCTTAATACTTTTGAAAAACTATTACACATACAATACAGGTAGCACAAACCAATTACACAATGTAAACTTCCCTGTATTACAAACAGACTTAAAACCTGCTATAAAACTAAAGAGAATCATAGAGGCTATACAAACACAATACAATATAACCTTTAATATGTCAGATAGTGGTAGTATAAAAACATTTTTTGGTAGTGATATGTTTGATGAGCTTTATTTATGGTTGCATAGAGAGAAATCTCCTATATCAGCACCAGAAACAGACCCACCTACTTTCGGAGTAGATACAACTACTAAAAACAAAAAGCTAACATTTGCAGACTTTACATACGCTTCAGGAGATGGAGATGTATTAACTAACAACACATTAGTAGTAGATAGAGGCGATAGCTACAGTATAAGAATAAGTGTTACACCAAGTATTACGACTACAGGCGAAGTAATAGTAAAGGATATAAAAACAAATGAGCTTTTATTTTATAAAGAAAACATATCATTTACAAGTGGCTCTCCTAAAACTATACCCTTAGTTGATTTGACAAGTGGTAACCTAAGTCAGCGTACATACGACATACAAATAAGACTTAACTCTGAAAGTAATATAACATTTTCATCAGTAACAATGTTAATTAATAAGAACGCTACTACAGCACATAATTATACTGCATCAAACTTTACTTTAGGCTCAAACATATTCATACAAGACTATATACCTAAAATGAAAGTTATAGACTTTCTAACAGGCTTATTTAAGATGTTTAATTTAGTTGCTTACACAAAAAAAGACAGTAGTACAATATTTGTGCAAACCTTTGATGATTTTATGACAATAGGGGAAACAAGAGATATTACTAAATATGTAGATGTATCTCAAAGCACAATTGACAGACCTGTACCTTATAACCAAGTAAACTTTAGATACTCAAGTCCTGTTACACAAACAAGTCTAAGATTTGTAAATCAATTTAGTCAAGTCTTTGGAGATTTAAATTATTCAGCACCAGAAAAGTATGATGGTCAATCATTTAGTCAAGATATACCTTTTGAAAGAACAGTATTGATAAATCAAAAAACAAGTGCAGGTGTTACAACAGGTAACATATTAGCTTGGTGGGTAGATGATAAAGGAGATACAACTTTAGGTAAACCTTATATATTCTTTAACAGAGTTATAGACCAAAGTGGAGGTAGTGGTTATCCTATAACATCTTTAAACCTTACAGCTTATAATGCACCATCTAACGTATCTAGTGATGAAAACCACACTTTAAACTTTGGTGCAGAGTATGATGAGTTTAACGGAGATGTAAATACTAATAGTTTGTTTAAAAGGTTTTATGAGCAATACATAATACAGACATTCAATCAAAATGGTAGAATCATAAAAGTATCAGCTAACTTACCAATCAGTTTTGTCTTAAATTATTCTGTGAACGACATTATAGTAATAAACGCACAAGAGTATTATATAAACTCAATACAAACAGATTTAACAACAGGCAAATCACAATTAGAACTAATAGTTAAAAAAGCAACATACACAAATAGCGTATTAACATAATGATAAAAAATATATTAGACTTATTGCCTTATGCAAAAGGCGAAACAGAAAACATAAAAATAGCAAAGGGTAAATACAAACACCCTGAAAGCATTAGAGAAGCGTATAACAACTTTAAAAAGGAATTATGGGACAAGTAGTAGAAGCAGAATTAAAATTAATATCAGGAGATGCTGTAAAAGAAATAGAAGCCTTAAAAAAAGAACTTGAAGAAGTAAAAGATTCTTTTCAAAAGTTACAAGAAGATTCTAAGAAAACAGAAAAAGGGCTTAGCAAATTTGGTAAAGTTTTAGGCAATATAGGAAAAGCAGGAGGTATAATATTTTTATTAGAAAAGGCTTTTGAGGGTTTAAAAGCTGCAATAAACAGCAATCAACAAGTGGCAGATGCGTTTAATTTAGTAATGGGTACGATAGGACAAGTATTCAGTGAGGTTGCAAATGTGTTAGTTAGTGTAGTTACAAATTTAACCTCTACAACAGAGAACTTTGATGCTTTAGGCAGGGTAGTTAGCAACGTATTTAAGATTGCTATAGCACCATTTAAATTAGCCATTGATGGTTTGGCATTAGGTTTTTATAATGCACAGTTAGCTTGGGAACAATCGTTTCTTGGTAGTGGAGATACAGAAAAGATAGAAGCGTTAAATTCTAAGATAGATGAAACAAAACAAAGCCTTGCAGATACAGTAGTAGGAGTTGGAGAAGCAGGAATGGCAATAGCAACTGATTTTACAGAAGCAGTAAGCGAGGTTACAAAAGTAGGATCAGAATTAGTAGGAGGCTTAAGCGAAATTAGTGTTAAATCAATAGCAGAAAACGTAAAAGCAAATCAACAACTTAAAAAATCAGCAGATGAGGCAAGGATAGTAAATCAAGGACTTATAGAGCAATTCGATAGACAAGCAGAGCAACAAAGACAAATTAGAGACAATGATTTAAAAAGTATAGATGATAGAATAGCTGCTAATGATAAACTAAAAGAAACATTAGAAGAACAAGAAAAATCTATGTTAGCTAATGCTGATTTGATGATTGAACAAGCAGAAAAACAATTTGAGTTATCAGGACTAGAAGAAGATAGGTTGGCGCTTTTAGAAGCACAAAACGAAAAGAAAGCGATAGAGGCACAGATAGAGGGTTTTATGTCAGAACAAGAATCTAACAGAGTTGCGCTATTAAAAGAAAGATTAGACTTAGAGTTATCTGCATCAGAAGCCAAAGCAGAAATGCAAAATGAAGAAAGAAACTTTAATGCTGAGATGGAAGAAAATGAAGTTAGGCGAATACAAAAAATGATTGAAAACCTTGAGATTGAAAGAGGAATAGAACAGGAAAGATTAAAACTAAAAGTTGCATCATTTGAAGAGGGTACACAAGCACAACAAGATGCACAAAATGAATTAGATGCTTTTTTAGGAGAGAGTGCAAGAAACCAAACTAAACTAGAAAAAGATTTAGGTAAAGCTAAAGAAAATCAAACTAAAGAAACTTTAGGTAATCTTGCTACGATAGTTGGACAAAACTCAAAGTTTGGAAAAGCTATAGCAGTAGTACAAGCAATACAAGATACTTTTGCAGGAGCTAACAAAGCATTAGCACAAGGGGGTATATTTGGTTTTGTTGGTGCAGCAGCAGTTATCGCAGCAGGTATAGCAAATGTAAAAAACATTACATCATCTAAAACACCAAATCCACCACCTGATTTAGATGCTCCACCAACAGGTGATCTACCTACACCTTCAATATCAAGCACTGCTACACCATCACTACCTCCACAATTTAGTACAGTAGGAGCAAGTGGTACAAATCAATTAGCAGAATTATTAGGTAATCAACCACCACCAAGAGCTTTTGTAGTTAGTGGAGATGTAAGCACAGCACAAGAGTTAGACAGAAATATTGTAACAAGTGCAAGTTTAGGATAAACAAAAAAAATAATTTAATACGTTATACATATATGAGAATCGTTGAACTTATTTTAGGAGATGATGAACTAACAGGAATAGAAGCTATATCTGTAGTAGAAAACCCTGCAATAGAAGAAGATTTTATAGCTTTAAAAAACGAGGAGATAAAACTTGCTGAGGTAGATAAAGAAAAGCGAATACTAATGGGTGCTTTACTTGTTCCTAATAAACCTATATATCGTAGAAAAGGCGAAGAAGAATATTACATATATTTCTCAAGAGATACAGTAGAAAAAGCATCACAGTTATACTTAATGAACGGAAATCAATCTAAAGCTACATTAGAACACCAACACACAATCAATGGATTGACATTAGTAGAATCTTGGCT